TGGAATATTGCTAAAGGTGGAGGTATGCCACCACATATTAATGTATGGAATAAAGGTCGTAAAATTCCACAAGAAAAACTTGATAGCATGAAAGCAAAAGGTTTTGGCTTTAAAAAAGGTTATAAAACTTGGAATAAAGGCATCAAGTTAAATGAAGAGCAATTAAAAAAGCAATTTAGTTTAGCTGAATTTGTTAAAGAAAATGGTGCATGGAACAAGGGCAAACCTATGCTTCCTCATGTTAAAGAAATCTTAATTAAATCACTTACTGGCAAAATTCAATCAGAAGAGTCTAAATTAAAGAAATCTTTAGCTAATAAAGGCAGAGTATTTGAAAAAGTTACTTGCCCACATTGCAATACAATTGGTGGATTAACTGCCATGAAAAGATGGCATATGGATAATTGTAAAAATAAAGGAATAGTATAATGGCTAGTGTAGTATTAAACGGTAGTGTTTCAGGCTCATGTACTATTACTGCACCTTCAGCCGCAGGCACAACTACGCTAACATTGCCTACTACAAGTGGGACTGTGCTGACAAGTGCTAATATTGGTTCTAACTTGCCAGCAGGTAGTGTGTTGCAAGTGGTAAGTGCTACAAAGACAGATACAGCATCTGTTGGGTCATCAACATTTGCAGACATTACAGGGTTATCAGTAAGCATTACGCCATCATCAGCATCTAATAAAATTTTAATTATAGGTAATATTAATATATCTTGGCAACTTGATGTTTGTAAAGCTGGTGCAAGAATTATGAGAGATAGCACAGCAATTGCTATTGGAGATGTTAATGGAAGTAGACAACGTGTAACTGGGTTCTTATATATTGGAGGTACAAATTTTTCGCCATTTGCAGTTCCTGTTACACATTTAGACTCTCCTGCAACAACATCTGCTATTACATATAAATGGCAATTTAATTCGCTAGATAATGCAGGAACTGTATATGTTAATAGAGGATTTACTTGGGGTAATGATAGCACCGTTGGAACAACTATATCATCAATCACAGTTATGGAGATTAAAGGATAATGAATCATAAAGCTATATATACATTATATCCTAACGTTGTCTCTATAGATGACGGTGCAGGTGCATTTGACAAAGATGGAAACAAAGTAGAAATAGACTTATCACTTGTTGACGCTTGGATTGACCCTGAACAATATAAATACCAAAGACAAGAAGAATACCCAGCTATCACAGACCAACTAGACTACATTTACCATAACGGTATAGACGCATGGAAAACAGACATGATTGACCCAGTAAAAGTAAAGTATCCTAAAGGAGCAGTATAATGCCTGTTAGCATAGTATAATATAACTATGGATAAACTAGCACAAAGATTTAACGAAGCATTTGAATATAGAGATGGAAAGCTATATTGGAAGATTAACACTAATAAGTCTAAAAAACTTATAGGTAAAGAAGCTGGATGTAAGTCATCTGGTGAATATGGGTGCGTTAATTTAGATAGTAAATCATATAGCGTACATAAAGTTATATATTGTATGCACACAGGTACAATGCCAATAGTTGTAGACCATATTAATTTAATTAGACATGACCACAGAATTGAAAATTTAAGAGCTGCTGACCATCATACTAATAGCTATAACAAGGGTGTTCAAAAGAATAATAAGTTAGGCATGAAGAATATATGCTGGAGTAAAAATAATAAAAAATGGTTAGTTCAAGTAATGGCAAACGGTAAAAGAGTAGTATCTTCAATGTTTGACGATTTAGAACTTGCTCAATTAGTAGCACATGAAGCTAGAGATAAGTTTCATGGTGCATTTGCAAATCATGGGGTAAATAAAAAATGACGGTTTCTATTTCTGGGTCACTTGGGGTGACTTTTCCTGATAGTAGCTTACAAACAGGAGCTGCTAGTCCTTATGTAACAAAAAATAGACTAGTGAATGGCTCTTTTGCTATTGACCAACGTAACGCAGGTGCATCACAAACATTTACTGCTGCGGCTGCTGTAGCTTACACAGTAGACAGATGGTATGGCTCATGCACAGGTGCAAATATTACAGGACAAAGAGTAGCTGGTACATCACCTAACCAATACGCTTATAAGTTTACAGGTGCAGCATCTAACACAGGCACTCTATTTGGACAACGTATAGAGTCTTTTAACACTTATGACTTAATAAGCACTACAGTTACAGGTTCAGTCACTCTTAAAAGCTCATCTATTACATCTGTTACATGGACAGCTTACTATGCTAACTCTAGTGACACTTTTAGTTCTAAAACATCTATAGCTACAGGCACACTTACTATTAACTCTACCGCAACTCGTTACAGCTTTAGTTTTGATGCAGGTGCTAATGCAGGTAATGGTATAGCCATAGAGTTTACGACAGGTGCTTTAACCGCTACGAATACATTGCAGTATGAAAACGCACAGATAGAAGTAGGCTCATCAGCAACACCGTTTGAACGCAGACTTTATAATCAGGAATTGGCGGCTTGTCAGAGATATTTTGAAACTAATTTTTCTGGTGTAACTATTCCTACTAATAATTATTCTTATTATTCTATTGCGATAGTTGGTAGTAATACATATGCTGGCGGTGCTGGAGCATCGCAACAAATTGTAGGACCCTTTACTTATAGAGTTACCAAACGAGCAAGTCCTACAGTAACTATATATAGCTGGTCATCTAGTTCAACTGAAAGAGTAAGTAACGGATGGACTGGAGCTGATTTTGCTGCTAATTCAGGTAAATTAAATATTTCTGGATATGATGGTTTTAGTTTCTACAATAATTCAGGTTCAAATATTACTACTGGCGGGTATAGTCTTATATTTAACTATACAGCATCTGCGGAGTTATAAATTATGTATAAATTAACTGAAAAAAATAATGGTGTTGTAAGAAATGATGGAGCTTTTATCCCATTTGACACAGCTAACACAGACTACCAAGCCTACCTAAAATGGCTTGAAGAAGGCAATACGCCAGAACCAGCAGAGGAATAAGGAGAACTAAATGTTTGGCATAAGTGCATTCTCGCAAAGCCCATTTAGCTCTTTAGCAGGAGGTCAAACACTACTAGCTTCAGCTAGTGTAAATGCAACAGCTACGGTTACAGCTTTAGGTTTTAGAATACTACCATTTAGTGCTGCTATTACAGGTAATGCTACTGTAACAGCTAACGGAAATAGATTACTATTTGGTAATGCAGTAGTAAACTGCACAGGTATAGTATCAGCAAGTGCTATTAGAGAACGCACAGGTGTTGCAAGTATCTCATGTAATGCCATATTAACTGTAGATGGCTTTTCATTTATCTACGCTACAGCAGATGTAAATTGTACTGCGACAGTAAGTGCTAGTGCTAATACGACATTATTTGGTAGTGGTGCAGTTACAGCAAACGCTACAGTTACTGCTAATGGTAATAGAATACAGTTTGGTATTGGTTCTATTACAGGTAACGCTACAGTTACTGCTAATGCTAATAGCATATTCTCTGCTAGTGGTGTTATTACTGCTAATGCTACAGTTACAGCACAAGCACAAAGAACAAGAACAAATGCAGCAAGTATTACAGCAACAGGTACAGTTACAGCAGACGCTAACAGACTTACATTTGATAGTGCATCTATTACAGGAACTGCAACAGTCACAGCATTAGGTGGTTATGTAGTATCAGGTTTTGCACAAGTAAATGGGTTTGCTATAGTTACAGTAAGTCCTAATGCTATATTAGCAGGATATGCTTATGTAGAAGGTGTAGGAACAGTAACTGCTAAAGGCACAATACAAGGTGAAGGATGGACACCGGTAGTTCCAGGAACAGAAACATGGACACCAGTATCAGCAGGTTCAGAAACATGGTCTGCAATATCACCTTCTTCAGATACATGGACAACAGTTACAGCAGGAACAGAAACTTGGACTGATATTTCTCCAGGTAACGATATATGGTTAAGACAAGGATAAAAGATGGCAAAAACCAAAATTTCAGAATTTAGTACAACAGCAGCAGATAATACAGATATAACCAATATCAATATTGCTGAAGGTTGTTCACCAGCTAACTTAAACAACGCTGTTCGTAGCTTAATGGCATTACTAAAAGACCAACAAACAGGTTCTAGTGGTGACCCATTTACAGTAGCAGGCACATTAGTTTCTTCAGGCACAGTTGACATTACAGGTGCATTTAGACTAGACGGAACTGCCGGTGCAAGTGGTCAAGTATTGTTATCAGCAGGTGGAAGTAATACACCTACATGGGGAAGTGGATTTCCTAGTGGTGGTATTATTATATGGTCAGGTTCTTCAGCCTCTATTCCTAGTGGATGGTTATTATGTGATGGTTCAAGTTCTACACCAGACTTACGTAACCGTTTTGTTGTAGGTGCTACATCTACTTATGCTGTGGGTGCTACTGGTGGTACTGCAGATGCTATTGTAGTATCTCATACACATACTGCAACTTCTACAGTTACAGACTCAGGTCACTCACACGCACTAACAAATTATGGTTCTGCTCAAGCTGGTGAGGATAATGGTGGTGCGCCAGTTATGGCTAGTACAGGATATGGTACAGGAAGAAATCCAAATCCTACCAATACAGCAACAACAGGTATTACAGTTGCTACAACAAATGCTTCTTCTGGTTCTAGTGGCACTAATGCTAACTTGCCACCATACTATGCCCTTTGCTACATTATGAAGGCTTAATATGCCAACACAACGCATAGCTTTTAAAGACTGGTTACCTGACCAACCAAGTATATTAGATACAGTATCAGAAGCTAATAACGTTATTCCATTGGCTGTAGGATATGGTCCTTTTAAGTCAGCAGTAACATTTTCAGGTGCAGCTTCAGAAGACTTGAATAATTGCTTTGCTGCTAAACTAGACAATGATGTATTTATCTTTGCTGGTGGTGCTACTAAACTATTTAAAGTAGA